ACATCTAATCTAGCATTTGGTGTAGTTGTTCCTATACCAAGACTACCTGTCATAATATAAACAGATGCATTTGATGAATCAAACTGTACGTCGTATGGAGTAGCACCATCTGATGTGAATTGTATACGTTGTCCGGCACCGGCCTTTGGTTTTATATAATGCTCGCGTTCATTTTTAGCTATTAACGTTATGAAATTATCATTGAGTGAACTTACTTCAGAAGCGATGGTACCTGAAACGTGTAATTTAGTAAGTGGTGTTAAAGTACCAATACCAACATAACCAGCTTCTGTCCAAACTTGTGTTGCTAGACCTGATGTATCATCGTTTAATGCTAAAGATTTACCTGCACTACCTGAGAATGGTGATAAGTTAAATTGTGCATTTGATGCTGATTCTCGTAGTCTTAATGAAACTGAAGATCCATGTGCTGATCCAGATGTTTCTATGTACAAACTAGCTGAGTATGCCAAGTATTGACTGCCTGGTGATACACCAATACCAACCGACCCTTTTGAATCAATAACAAATGCTGTTGAATCTGGATTAGTAGAATCTTCTACTAAGAATGAAGCTGATGTGGAAGTATTGTTTATATGTAATCTAGCATTAGGTAATGCTGTACCAATACCAACTCTATTACCTGTATCTACACTACTGCCATCGACACCAAATAATATATTTTCAGCACTCGCTGTATTGTATATTCTAAAATCATTACCTGATAATGCTATCCACCATTTTGTATTCGTATCCATCGATGTAAACAACACGTGGTCTGAATTCTGATCGGTTGTTCTGATAGTTAATGGTATTGACCCTGATGCGAAAACATCTAGTTTAGGAATAGTGGTTAAGTCGCCATTATATGGTTTATAGCTACCTGTTGATCCTATAGCAACACTACCACTAGCATCAATTACGAATGGTGTTGAATCTGGATTTGCTGAATCATCTACTAGGAATGAAGCTGACGTGGAAGTATTTGTTATGTGTAATTTAGCATTTGGTGCGGTAGTACCAATACCAACATGGCCTGACCCTGATGTCGTATTTATTGTTAATGGTGCAGCGTCAATTCTTAATGGAAGATATCCATCATTTCCATACATATCAATATAAGCAGTGGTAGCATGTGACACTAATGCTAAACGAGCACTTCCGGAACCATTCCCACCACCTATTCTTATATCACCTTCTGTTGTAGATGTTTGTACTTGTAATTTAGAAATAGGAGTTAAAGTACCAATACCGACACTGCCGCTAGCGTCAATTACAAACGGTGTGCTGTCAGGATTTGTGTCATCTTCAACTATGAATGAAGCTGATGTAGTAGTATTGTTTATATGCAAACTAGCCGACGGTGTAGAAATACCAATACCCACATTACCCGAACTAGAAATCGTCATTCTAGTAGATCCGTTGGTTTCGAATGCTAAATTTTGCGTATCATTTGTACCTAATACTGCAGTAGTACCAAAACTATTACCGTCTTGTATAAATGCATTACCACCGCTAATAGTTCCTTGAAATGATCCACTAAATGAACCAGAATGCGATAATCCAGAAGCACCTGTGGTTGCTACAATTGATCCAGTACCATTAATTGTTGTTGTGCTTAAATTTCCAGTACCCCCACCAATAACAACAGAACCTGATGTTAAATTGTCGACAGATAACGCTGTTAAATTAGCATTGCTACCCGATACTATGACTTTTTTCCATGATGCCATATTTTTTCCTTAATTTCTTTATTATAAATATTCAATTGTTACATTTCTAGTCCAACAAAGAATGACCCTGATGTAAAATATATCCCACCTACTGGTGCTGATCCTGTTAATTCTATAGATTGGGTTGATAATATAACAACTCCACTTTGTGTTATTTTAAGCATATCTCTCGATGCACTTTGTATTAAAAATATATCATTTTTAGTATTAACTTGTGCAAACACACTTCCTGTTATTATTAAATAAGGTGTTTTAAGTTGTGATGATTTAAATTGTCGTGTCATCGTCATTATTGCCATCTCCCATTAATTACTATTAAATCATCAACTTCTATATTATATCCTAATAATGTTGTATTAAATGTTATAGTTTGTGTATTCGTAATATCAGTCGGATTAAATGAATATGCTGCTTTATCAATATACTGTCCATTAATATATACATCAAACTCATTAACCGACGCAAATTGTAGAGATATTGGGTTTATTGCCGGGACGCCGGTTACTGTTATTGTTGTCGAATTACTATAAGATGCTATTTTATCTGTTAATTGAGTTAGATATCCCATTACAGTTTCATTGACTGTTTGCGTAGTACCATTACTAGAAACTATTACTTTATTACCAGACATTATACTGGTATATTGTTGTAATAATTTGGCAGGAACAATTGTAGATTCAAATATATTATTAGATACATCGATTACCATATCAAATGATACTTTTTTAATTGAATACATCTTTTTAATTGTATTTACTCGAGTTTCTTGTTCGCTTTGCAATGTAGCTTGCACTGTTAATGGAATAGTGGCTCTGACTAATCTATCATCACTTACTGTATTAACAGTCTCAAATGATACAGTACCCATTGTTGTGTTATATGAATGTACCCCATGTCCCCATGCAAAACGATTATATGTAAATAAATTATTAACTAACTCATTTAACTGGGTACTAAAATCAGTCCAAATCATTAATTCATATTCGGCCGTAATATATTTTGGTATATTAACAACATATGCTGGTGATGATGGTTGTTGATTTAGTTCGCCGGTAGGAAATGGAAATATAGTATCTTCGTATCGGTTTCTAGGATTATATTTATTTACTTGTACAATTATATTTGAATCTGGATTTCTGTTAACATCCAATGTTTTATAATTATCTCGTTCTGAAAAGCTATTACGTTTAATCATAATTGCTGGCGATTGTAACATACCTTTTTCATCGCGCATATATCCTAATCGACGTACATTATCCCATTTTTCTCCGTGTGCAAATATTATAGGTACTGGTATCAATGATCCATTATCATCAACTGTTGGCTGTATTTCTTGTTCAATATATGTTTTAATAGCATAATCGATATCATAAATTGTTCGTTTAGGAGTTCGAATTGTATCATCATCGCGTCTAACTTGTTCTGCTCTATTTAATACGCGATCTGGTGCTATATCATTGTCTGTGTATTTTAGATTAGGTTTATTAGTTCGTCTATCTATATTTTGTCTATTTAATGCCATATCCTCCTTTAAAATCTATGTGCCGGAGTATTGTTATTTCCGCCGTTACGAATATTTCGTATTTGTTGTGCAGTTAATCTAGTTGCATGAGCATTACAAATTATAGATACACTATAACCATGAGCTGATCCGTTCGGCCATGTATCTGGATTTTTACCCATAAAATATTCATTCGAATCGGTATTATCTATTTCATAATATTCATTATCCCAAAATATAATATCACCAACTTCGGGATAAAAATCAGCCTTTTCTAATATATCTCTAGATAACGCAAATTGAGCATCTCGTTTATATGAATGCCCATAATCATCCATATTTGCTGATTTTTCATTTTTTGTTATTAAACATGGAATCAATATTGAATCAAAATACGATTTAGATGTAGATTCTCCGTATATATTAGAATTACTAGTTGTAATATCTAATTTAAAGAATTCTATTTCAGTATCTACAATCGTATTAATTAATTCAGAATTAATTGATGCTAAAAATTTTGCATCTCGTTGACCCCCAAATAATGCCATTATTTCTCCTTACCCTACATAAATTTTAAGTGGTACTTTTGCAAGCATCTCACCCATTTGTGTAGCTTCTGCATTTTGTCTCGTTAACATATTTTCTCTAGACATCTTTTCTAGAAATTCTCTTAATTGTGTAATTAATGTATCTTTTGCTGTTTGTGCTTGGCTTACTAACTCAGATCCGTTTAGTGTAGCTTCTGCTCCAGGTATTGGAATTGATGAGTATTTACCTCTAACAAATCCTAACATTTCCATTGCCAATGCCATTGCATATCTAATAATCCACGCACGACCCATATCATTAATTGTACTGTACTGTTGATACGTATATGGTATATTAGATGCGTCTGAAACAGCGCCAGTTATAAGTGCTGTATTACCAAATAAAAGAGCATCCTTAGATTTTTGTTCTTCAAATAAGAATTCAAACCAAACTGTACCAAAATATTGTGTTGCCATTGAACCTTGAGTACCTGGTACTGGATATATTCTTATATCATCGCCATGTATATCAAAAGAAAAATGTGATTTTCTAATTTGGTCATTAAATTCAATTGCTTGTAATCTTAATAAGTCAGCATGCATTGGTTGCATCATAAACGATACACCAGGCGACATAGAACCAAACCCCATTGAATCTAACATATTTTG